TGCCGTGGCAAATACATGCTCTAGAAGGGATGCTTGCGGTTGACGCCGATAACAAGTTTGTGCATCGCTCGAGCCTTGTCTCGGTCGCCCGTCAAAATGGCAAGACAACTATTTTGCAATCCTTAATTCTATTTTGGTTAGTTGAGATGCCAAAGATTCGTGGACAAAAACAGACCGTTGTATCTGGCGCGCACAGACTTGATCTTGCGTGCTTGTTGTTTGATGATCTGTCACCAATCCTTGAGGAGTACTACGGCGCAAAGATCGTCAAGTCTTACGGTCGTTATCAGGCCACGATGCCAGATGGCAGCAAATGGTGGGTCAAAGCGTTAAAGCCAAACCAAGGTCACGGTATGTCAATTGACCTCGTGTGCGTAGATGAGCTGTTTGATGTCAATCCCGATTCCGTGGAAGGTGGGCTCTTGCCTGCACAGCGCGCTAGGAAAAATCCTCTTGCCTGTTTCTTTAGTACTGCCGGCACCGAAGAATCCGTGCTGTTTCAGCGCTGGCGTGAGGCTGGCATTCGAGCAATTGACAAAGGCGAACCGTCCACGATGTATATGGCGGAATGGTCGCCTGACCCGAGCCTTGACCCGCTGCATCCAGCGTCATGGGCGTGGGGTAATCCTGCACTCGGCTACACGTTGGACATGGACACCATCAGGCAAGAGTCAACCAACCCCGATCGGGCATCATTCTTGCGCGCATCCCTAAACCTTTGGGTAAGTGTTGTGCGCGGATGGATTGAGCCAGGGCGTTGGCCGTCATTGGAATACACAGGTGACATACCTAGCGGTGGGGTCGTGGCGATCGAGTCTTCGCTGGACGACTCCCGATACAGCGCGACCAGATGCGTCAACCTGTCAGACGGACGGGTGCTTGTCACCGTCGCATTTATCGCCGAATCAATCACAGAGCTGTGGGAGAACGTGCAGGAACTTGCCAAAGACCCCACGATCAGGTTTGCCCTGTCGCCGACCGTGGACGCCACATGCCCGCCGAACATTGAGCGCCGCCGGGTCGTGGTTGGCTACGCCGAACTAGGACGCTTTACACCGCTTGCCAAGAACATGATCGCCGAAGCACGCCTACTGCACACAGGAGAAAAACTGTTAGCCGAACACGTCCAGCGCGCTGTTGCTGTTCGCACCGACAACACGATCGTGCTCTCTAGCAAGCGATCGCCTGGCCCAATTGAGTTAGCGCGCACAATGGTCTGGGGAATTGGTCTATGCGCGCGACCAGTCAACAGCGGTAAACCCATGCTCGTAACCATTAACCACTAACATTCTCTCGGCGACCGCGCACCTTGCCTTTTGTCGGAATCGGATAAGTCATGCGCGGTTGCCACTTATATGACAAAGTAGGGTTATGGCTCTTTTTAACAAATCGCAACAAATAAACACGGCAAAAGAATCGCCTGTTACCGCAGCTGTCGGAGCATCGTCCTACAACATCGGATATTTTGCGTCATACACAGACGGCACTCGCAGAGCCCGCGCTATGACCTTGCCAGTTGTTGCGCGCAGTCGCGACCTTATCTGCACCACAATCTCACAACTGAACTTAGAAATGTACCGCGAAATGTGGAACGGTGACGAAATGGAAGAAGTGCCACTAGCGCCGCGATCATGGATTGCGCGAATTGACAAAGGCGTTCCAAACGACTTCATTCTAAGTTGGACGTGCGATGACCTTATCTTTGAGGGACGGGCCTTTTGGTATGTAGACCCAAACGATCGCACCGCTGACGGCTACCCAAACAACTTCACTCGACTGCCAGCCGCCATGGTGTCAACGCTCGATCAAGCAGGCCCAATCTGGTTTGGCCCATCAAAACAAATCGTATTTAATGGCGTGCAATTAGACCCGCGCGACGTCATCCAATTCATTTCACCAATGCAATCATTTAACTCTGCCGGCGCACGCGCAGTAGAAACCGCATTACGCATTGAAGAATCAAGACTCCGCGCAAGCCAATCAGTCCTGCCAAGCGGCTATCTGAAACAGACTGGCGGAGAACCGCTTACATCTGCCGAACTGAATGATCTTGCACAGCAGTTCAATATCGCGCGCACGTCTGGCAACAACACGGCCGCTCTAAATGAGTTCATCGAATATGTGCCAACAGATGCAACACCAGACAAAATGATGATGATTGAATCCGCGGACTACTCGGCTCGTGACCTCGGCAGGTTCCTTGGTGTCCCTTCATTCTTACTTTCCGTATCAATTGGGGCGTACTCATACCAATCAAGCCAGCAATCCAGAATTGACAACTGGACTTACGCCTGTGCCCCGATAGCCAAGTGCATCGCCTCAACACTTTCATCAGACAACGTGCTTCCGCGCGGAACCTTCATACGGTTTGACACGTCGGATTACTTGTCCGAGGCTTACCTTGGCGGAGACATGTCAGACTCAAACGACATGCCAGAAGATTCAGATATCCCACAAACCCCAATCGCACGAAATTAGGATACGGCCATGATCAGATTTGGTTCAGAAGCATTCACCATTGACGCGGCAGCTGGCGACACGCCACGCCGAACGATCTCGGGAATTGCGGTCAGATATAACACCCCAGCCAAGGTTTCCGATGGCTCAATGGTGGCTTTTGCACCTGGCTCGTTGCCAGTTGACGGGCGCGCACCCATCCTTCAAATGTTCCACGATTCAACCAAAGTCATTGGCACCGTGGTCGAGCGTCAAGAAACCGAACAAGGAATGCTATTTGTTGCCCGTGTTTCGGAGACTGCCCTCGGTTCGGAAGCGCTTGTGTTGGCCAGCGACGGAGCCCTTCGTGAAGTCAGCGTTGGAGTTACCCCGCTTAAGTTCAAATATGACAAAGACGTCGTAATGGTTGTTACCAGCGCTAAGTGGGACGAGCTTTCGGTGGTCGGCCAGGGCGCATTCGATGCACCCATTTTGGAAGTCGCTGCGAGTATCCACCAACAAGAAGAAGAAATAAGTACTATTGAAGAAGTAGCACCTCAAGAGGAGACAGAAACAATGAACGAAAAAGTTGAATCCCCAGCCGTAGTGGAAGCATCTGCTGCGACACAAACCATTTTTGCAACCGCCAAGCGCGAATTTAAAATGCCATCAGCTGCTGAATACATTTCAGCATTTGTTGTTGGTGGCGATCAATGGCGAGCAATGAGCGAAGGCATCCAAGCTGCCGCGCCAAACGTTTTAACTACTGATATTCCTGGCGTGCTTCCGTTGCCGATCGTGCAACCTGTTTACAACAATTTCATTGGCCGTCGCCCTGTAATTGATGCAATCGGTGCAAAAGCAATGCCACAAGGCGGAAAAGTATTTATCCGTCCAGAAGTAACAACTCACACTTCAATTGGCAATCAGGCAACTGAAAACACTTCACTTACTCAAGGAACCTACGTCGTTACAGACAACCAAGTTACAAAAGGTACGTACGGTGGTTTCGTCACGTTGTCCGAACAATCAATCGACTGGAGTACACCCGAAGTAATTTCTTTGGTACTCGATGACATGGCTCGCATTTATGCCAACGAAACCGACAACGTGGCAGCAGACAACTTGAAGACCGGCGCAACAGTTACTCGCAACTTTGCACTTGCCTCCGTAACTGACGCTGCATATTGGGCTTCATGGATTTCGGGTGCAGCTCAAACGATTTTGAGCGGTTCTAACGGCAACTTGCCAACCCACATTTTTGTCAACCCAGAGTGGTGGGGATTTTTGCTCAGCCTTAGCGATTCGTCAAAGCGTCCGTTGTTTCCACAGATTGGCCCAATGAACGCATTTGGCAACCTTGCACCAGGACAAGTAAACGGCAATGCTTTCGGTTTGCAAGTTGTAGTTGATCGCAACTTCGCAGGAGACACGCTAATTGTTGGCGATGCTTCTGGTTACGAAATCTTTGAGCAGCAGAAGGGCGCAATTAGTATTGACGTGCCTTCCACGTTGTCACGCACAATAGCCTTCAGAGGGTATCTTGCAACCTTGATGATTGATTCGTCCAAATTCGTCAAGATGGC